TCGAGATGTCGATCTGCACCCTGGTATTATCCATGAGCGCCGCTTCAATTAACTCCGGGTGCTCGTAGTGGGCGCTTTCGTCCTTGAAGTAAATCAGCGTGCGGCCACCTCGCCCAATGTTCGGGCCGCACTCGCCGGTGATGGTGTTGCCATTCTCCGGGTTGATGATACGCATGCTCAGTAGGTGCTCGTCCTTCACAAGTCCGGCGGGCTTGAATACCTCGGGTAACCGCTCAATGCCTTGACGGATCTTCTCAAAGATCGAACTCATGTCTGAAAGCTTGTCGACCTGGCCTTGCTTGTGCGAACCCCATCCAATGGCTGCACCATCATAGAATAACCAAAGCCAGATGCTCAGGCCAACCGCGCACCACGTCACCCCCATGTCTCGCGACTTCTCAACGAGACCATTGGCCTCGCCCTCGAGCATGGCCATGACGAACTCAATGAAGTCGGCCTGCCTGCCAAAGAGGACAAAGGGCATCCACGCGGGCTCACCATTGGCAGCTTTGCGGGGGTCGTAAGTGTCAATCCAATGGCAGATGAACTCTACCGGGCGCGTACTGTAGTAGGCCTTGGCACTCTGCGCCAACTTGGGCTGCATTGCGAACCTGGCAAGTTGCGAGAGCCGCCATGCCTTGACGTAGTCATAGTCGGGAGGCCAGTCAGCCTTGTCCCGTATAACTGACGGTGGCAGCGTAGTCGTCTTCCCCAACTGCCTCATCCTCCGAGCTACGTCCATCGCGGCTCTGGCTTCCGGCAAGTTGAGTGAGTAATTTGTCGAGGTTGTCAAACTCATGGTCACCTAGGTTTGCGAGCTGCTCAGGGGTGAGGTGCAGCAGCCCTTTGATTGCACCCTCCCCGTTACTCATCTGTGCAGGGCGACCCACACCATAAGCGGCGAGGAAGTTCGTAATTGACATGAAGAGGTTTGGGGCCCTGAGCAGGGCCTTCTCATTCTTCTTGTCGAGGATCTTGTCTATCAGCTCTAGCAGCCGTGAGTGCCGTTGTCGGCATGCTTCAGCAAACTGCACTCGCTGGTCTTGCGTTGCGGTTGCGGTGGAACCTTTCTTGCGACCTGCACCAGGCCTGGCACCTCCGCGTTTTCCTTTAACTGCTTTCATGGCCGCGTTACCCTGGTTACTTTCAATCCACCTTGTCTGGCTGGAGCTGTGGCTCTAGCTCCAACTCTACGCCGACACTCTTGAGGTAGTTACGCAGCAACTCCTTGATTACTCTAGTTCCATGCGGGAATATGTAGACCCTACCATCTACCTCGATTGCCCCACCATGAAGCCAGACCATGATCTGATCCATTGCTTTGATTTCCTCGTTACTTTGATTTGGCTTTTGATTCCCTTACCTGTGGCTGTCGAGCCATATTTGGATCTTTGTGAGCCACGGCCAACCACGGTACCAATCGAAAGCGACCGCAGCAATTATGACGACTAAGATTGTGAGCATCATTCTTTAATCTCCTTTGGTTTGGGTCAAGCTACCGCACCCAAGTGTCGGCACTTGGGACTAACTGTCAACGTATTTTGTTGACAGTTTATGCAGCGGCGAGGGCATCCCCTTGGATAAGGATTTGCGTACGCCGGCCCAGGAGATCTAACAGCACCTTTTTCCGTTGCTGTACTGTCGCGCCCTGGTATATTCCAATGTGGCCTGAGAATGGCCCTTCTGTAACTGTTACCTTCTGACCAAATAAGAACCGCTTGGGTGCCTCGGGTAGTATTACTCTGCCTTCCGAGTCTTGCCTCGCTCTCAGTTGATCTATGACTTTTTTCGGAACCGTCGCCGGTCCCTCTCCCTCGGCCTCGAGCAGCACACCCGTCACTCCGAATGTACCTGTCAGGAAATGCCAGCACCCGTCTGTCTCTACGAATATGTAACGCGGGAACAGGCAGCGAGTCTTCTCGACTTTCTGCCTGCGCTTGTCTAGCACTATCTCAGAGAACACCGGCAAGTAGTAACTGTAGCCCTGCCGTTCGATGTTCAGTCCCGCCCATGCCTCGCGGCCTGCTTGGGTTTTGGCGACGATCCACAAAGTACCATTCCTCCACGCGCGTTCGGAGTACTGGAATGGTAGGTAACAGTTCAAACCCGGAAGTTCAATCCCTCTTCAACGACCAGGTACTTGGGGGCCTTTACGCCGCGGTGAGAACCCGGCATTGCGTACTACGTCTGACAAATGGCGGCAGTCAACGTTATGCTTTGCCTGGAGTGCCTCGATCGACAGGTCCGTCCTCACGTAGTCCCGGATCAGTAACTGCTTCTCGTCCGGGCTCAAGTCTTGAATTCTTCGCAAGTCTATCCTCCTCGATGCACAACGGGCAGATCTTCCGCTTGCCACGCCCCTTTAGTTTCAGCTCGGTAAAGCGAGGCACACCTTCCCACGTGCGTGCCAGTATCAGCTTGATACCTGCCGCCACTGCATACGCGCACAAGCGGGCTCCACGCCCGCTCCTGTGCTCCGCGAGCCGCTCGTTCACATCCGCACGGCTGGTAACGCCGACGTAGTGTCTTGCATGACCAAAGGGCTCGGAGAAGTGAAGGAGGTACACTGTGCATAGTTTAGTGGACGGTTGATAGTTCTTGTGATTCTTGTATGGCATTGATGCCCTTCTGCACTGCCAATCTGCAGTCAGCTTTGATTTGGTCAAGCGCATTGCAGAGATGCTCGAGGGCTTCAATCTCGTAGGTGCCGGGGATGCAGTAGATCTGTTTGCTTGCCAGCCAGATGATCGCGTTGTCGAGTTCGCAGATGTAAGCCTGGCTCACCCACACCTCCTCACCCTTTTGCTTGCCATCTTTACGCACCCGGCCCTTCTGCACGTGAAACTGTGTCCCATCGTACAGGAGTCGCCACTCCGGGTTGATGTTGATTATGATCCCGACCGCTTCCGTGTCGTTTTTCTTTCTTGCTCTACTCATGCGTTCCTCATTAGTCGGAGTCCCACCTTTGTAGTACTCTCGTCAATCTTCCTTGCCCTTGCATACTGTAATAGCAGTAGCTTGTCGGATTGTGTCTTGGGTTTGCTGAGCTTGCGGCTAACCCGACTCCTGCTATCAGTAAGGACGGGCTGCACCGCGTGCACTATGCACCCCATCTCTTCAAAAGTATCTCGTATCGTCTTCTGAATTGCGTGCCAGTCATTGCGGTTCTCACTCGTGAGGTGGACACGCACCTTGAGAATATCCCCAGGCGTCACTCTGCCCTTATCAAACTTACCATCCACTACATCCACGAGCCGCTTCTGTGGGCCAGGGCAGGGCACGCTAATAGTCTTGCCCCCTGCTAGCACGAGTACGCGCGGCTCGTAGTCGTCCCCGAAGTCGACAGTGTAAGGGGCGCCGACGTAGGTCACGTTCTGACCCACCTGCTGCGGGATATGGATGTCGCCACTGATCACTTGAGCTTTGCCGAATAGGCTGGGTGACAGGCCATGGTCCGCACGCATCGAGTGCCCGATCGCAGCCCCCTGGAACGTGTCATGCGCGAACACCAGGTCGAAGCCCTTGGGGTCGTCCATTTTGGAGCCATGGGGGTAAAAAAGGACCCTTTTCAGGCCCGCTAGGGGAGGTATGGGGAGGGTTTCGGCCGTTCGGGGGCTCCCTACCCATGTAATCCCCGGAACGGACCCCAGGAACGCGAAAAATGGGCTGCTCACATCCACGTAATCATGGTTCCCCTTGAGAATGACAACCGGACAAATCAAGGCCAGCTCCGACAGATGCTGCACAACTTGATTGACCAACCACGCGCCGTGGCGGTCCTTCTCCTCTGTGAGATCGCCGAGGATTAGAACGCACTCAGCCTTGTGCTTGCGGGCCAGCGCGCGAAGCTTTTGCTGCCATGCAAGCCGGTACTCGTCGCGTGGGTTTGCGCTGAGGTGGAGGTCAGCTGTAATGAGGACTGACATATCGCTGCTCCTCTCTATCCATATCCCAGGCTTCGCCCTCAACCGCCAGCGTTGGCACCCCATTGGCTCGCCACATCCTCAGCACCGATGGCCTGTCGTCGATTGCACAGAGCACGATATGAGTCGCCCTGATCTGCTGGAGCATCTCGAACTTGGCTACTACGTCGGGGCGACGGTCGCCAGCCTTACGCATGAGCAAGGTATGGTATTTGACGCCCGCGTGCGCCAGCCACCGCTCGGTCACAGTTCTATGGCTGTCGGGGCGCCCTGAGCATAGGAAGACATCCAAGGGGCTGTCGTACACCGCCGCAAGGAGGCGGGTGATGTAATAGTTCGGGGTATCGTCCACGCACTTGTCGTGGAACTCCTCCCACTCTTTAGGTCTGGCGAGGACGTGGTGCAGTCTGTGCTCGTGGTTGCAGATGGTACCATCGAGATCGAATATGATTGCTGTTCTCATGGATGCAAGATGAACGGCTGCGCCGTGAGACTGTTGAGCCATGCCAACACTGCTGGACTCTTTCCCTCCCGGCGTAAGAAGATGGGTGGGTTGAACGTCATGGCCTTGAGTGTGTTCGGATGGGAGATTACCAGGGCACCCCCCAGTCGGTTCTGCTTGGCTATTAGAAGCGGCTGTCTCTTGTACTTGTTCGCTTGTCGACATGTTACGCTCCAGAAGTTTGCAAGGATCCCGGAGTCATTCAGCAAGAACTTTTCAATGTGCAGGTTCTTGTAGAACTTGAGCTCCATATAAAATATGTCAGTGAAGAACGATCCCTCGGCGCTGGTAGCGGCAATGTCCCCTGCATGACGACTATGGTCCTTCCCCTTCTTGGCCCCGACAGTGGCTCGGCCCCCACTCATGGCCGAGCGCCAAAACAAGTCCTCGCTCAGACCATCTGAGATCCAGAGTGACAGCTGCTTGCAGACGTCACGTTCGAATTGTCCGCCCTTTTGCTTACCACCACCTGGCTTCACTTGGCGTTCCTAATCTCTGCCTGCGCTCTGGAAATCTCGACCCGGTTCTTGCCCAGGCCGTCCTTGACCTTGGCATGCTCCCGAGCCAACTCCTGGCGCTTTCGCAATGAGTGCGTAGCGCGTCTTAATTTGTTTGGGTGTTGTCGGTATGCTCTTCTCATTGTTCTCTCCTCGGCCCCAAATATAGCCCATAAGCTTGTCGTGCTTCTTCCTCAGGCGGTACCGCCGCATGTTGACTGCGCGACGTTTACGAAACTCCGGGTCATCCTTCCGCCTGAGATAGTTCGCATGGTCCTGGCCTCGGCGCTTGTCTTTATTCTTCAGATAGATCTCGGCGCGTTCGGCGCGTCTCCAATCCGGATGTAGCGCCCACCACATAGTACCCGTATTCTTTTTGAATAGCCGCGCCAGTGCGGAGCAAGAGTACTTTTTCGGGTCCGCTTCATGGAGTACTCGCGCCTTCTCGTCCCAGGTGTCAAACTTGCTAACCCGACCCTTGAGTATCAGTTGCGCTTCCTGCCACGTCACTCGCGGGTGCTTCGGCCTACCCACCTTTTGCATCGTTAGGCCATAACGTCAGGTACTTTAAGAATCAGGTCAGGCAGGTTGGGCTTCTTCTTCTTTGTCATGCGTACTTCCTCCGGGTTGGCATGAAACTCTGCTCGATCTCGTACCACCGCTTCTCAGTGGCGGCGTGGATGCGGTCCACCTCTGCTTTGAAGGCCGCGTCGTCGAGTTTCATTATGTCTTTAGTGGCCTTCTTTATGTCCTTCTTCGCCACTCCTACGTCATTCAGATGCCCGGCAGTATCAAGCCAATTAAGACATGCTGCAATGTCGTCAATGCCGTAACCGAAGGCGATCTCAAACGAGGCCTCGCGGTAAGGCAGACCCACTTTATTCTTGTCCATCTTGGCAAGGATCTCGATCCCGGTCTTGCGAGTAATGCCACCCACAGTCTTCTTGGTTGTGCCGGTTTGTGCGAGGTAGAGCACCTGGCTAGCGTAGAAGTCCAGGGCTCGGCCCCCGGAGCGACTCGTGGTCCGGCCACCAAAGGTCATACCAATCTTAGACCGGACCTGTGACACGATGCCTAGTGTGAGCTTGGCAACCGCCATCTTCTGCACAAGGCGACGGAACAGCTGGCTCATCTTCTTGGCCTTCTCCGCGCCGTAGGTACCCTCGTCAATGTCCCTGTCCATCTCGGCTCGATCACTCAAGGCATCGAGCGAGTCGCAAAAATAGAGCACTGGCTGCTTCGGCTCTGTGGTAAGTTTGGTCAGTTCCTCAAATAGATCCTCGACCGTCTCAAAGGCTTTGCCGAAGTCGACGCGCTCCACCGGCATGCCCAAGGCCCCGGCATACTCCGGGTCAAAGGCGGCTTCGCACTCAGCGTAACGGATGATTCCCTCAGGATACTTCCTGGCGAAGTTCGCGGCGGCTTCAATGCAGAGCAGAGTCTTACCCGTGGATTTGTCGCCTACGATGTTAAAGATGCGGCCCTCGGCCCAGCCCCCACCTAGGGCCAGGTCGAGGGTCTTGCAACCCGAGCCAATGAAGCTCAGGCCGGCCTTAGGGGCGGCGAAGTAATTGCCGCCCCCTTCAACCTTAGAGATGGCAGCCGTGCTGCGGACTCGCTTCACTTTCTGCGCACCTTCTTGGCTGGCTTGGCCTTGGGCTTGGGCTTGGGCTTAATGCGAGAGCGAGCAGGTGCTTCTTCCTCCTCGTCATCCTCTTCCTCTTCTTCCTCGTCCGACTCGTCTTCTTCCTCCTCGTCATTGTCATCATCAGACTCGTCCTCTTCTTCATCCTCGGACTCGTCGTCGTCGTCTTCTTCTTCGGAGTCGTCGTCATCCTCTTCCTCAGACTCGGACTCGGACTCGTCAGTCTCGTCCTCGTCCTCGTCCTCGTCGTCCAAGTCCTCGTCCTTCTCACCCCCGGAGCCCGAAAGCTGGCGCTCCAGGTACTTCACGTCAAAGAAGTTCAAAGTGTCGGGGATAGGGTTGGCTGCAATGTACTCGAGGATCTCCGCCTGCACCTCCTCATCCTCAGAGATCGGGCTCGGCTCCCGGTCAATGACCATCCCGAAGTACCGGGTATTCAGGCCCTTGCCTTGGCGCCGGACTGTTACGTCGTAGCCCATATTGTCGTTATCGATCTGCAAGGATGTTCCCTTGCGCTTGTCGTAACAAAGCGCCGCGATGTCCCTGTCCATGGTCCAGCTCATGTCTATCAGGAGTGGGCGCGGGGTGTCGGCATCCCGGTCAACCACCCAGGCGACAATGCGCTTGCTAGCTTGCAAGGCCTTTGCATCGTCTTCCTCGCCGGAGTCACGGGCTTCCTTCACTGCATTGCACACCGGGCAACTCTTGCCCTTCATCTTATTAAGGCAGAGGTACGTCGAGTTGTCGGCTCCGACGTTTCTATGCACCCAGATATCGTAGCCGTAATGGTCCGGCTCCGGGTCAGTCCACGTAGGAGGAAGGAACCTCAGGGCGTTGTCACCTTCCTTGAAGCGGAAGCTGTCAAGGTTGCTCTTGAAGATAGAATCGTAACGACCACCCTTTTGTTCGGCGCGGCGCTTGATAGCGTCCGGGTCGCGTTCCTTATAGTGGAAGCTTCCCTTCTTGCTTGTGCCCATCTTCTTCTTCGAAGATGCTGACACCTTACCCTTCTTCTTAATCACTGGCAGGCACTCCTCTCTGGTTATGAAACTTTACCGCCCTTACGGAGTCGGGACATTTCCCGTTTGTTGTTCTCGGCCTGGCGGTCCTTGATTGCGCTCGAGGTGCGGTTCGTATTGACGTCTCCGAAGTAGCCCCCAAGCCACAGCTCCACTAACTTGTTGAGTGCGTAACCACGAGCTTGGTACGCCTCTTTGAGCGCCGACAATAAGTTTACCTCTTCTTTAAGCTTGAGGTAAACCTGAGTGGCTTTCATTACCTCAGGGGACATACGGACCTGCGCTTCGATTTGTTTCTCGGTGGTCCGCCCCTCGGAGTTCGCAGCTGCTTTACGCACCACGTAGTCCTGGTGTGCTTCAGCGTCACCCACTGATTGCTTGGCAGCATCACGGCGCGACTCGGCCAGTGCAAGCTGCTTCGCAACCTGGTAGAAGAAGTCGGGTTGATGTTGGACTGCATCGTCCAATGCGTTCTCGTCGATGCTAAGCCCAGCCTCTAGATCCTCTAGATCCGGGCTTGTAGATGGCGCCTCAGCGCCGAGTAGTGTCTGTGCTTTTTTCATGCCTATACATACTCATTCACTATAAAGTACCCGCCCGATTGCGAGCAGTAATCCTGACTTCTCAGGCCCCAATGGAACGGAGAAATGCTCGAGGGCAGACAGCACCGCGAGTGTTGACTTCTCCGTTTTTGAGTTCTTCAGTACCACAGCAAGGTAGTTGCATACCTGAATCCTGACACCCTCGGGATGCTCATCTGCGAGCTTCCCGTAGATCTCCATCGCCTTTAACCATGAGGTACTCCCCGACACCAAGAACTTACAAAGCTCAAGCGTGGGCTCTGACTCGAGCGCGCTGCGTAGGAGATCGGACGCTTCCTTCTTTGTACTGGCCTCCCTGCACGTCGCCAAGTTTGTCAGCGCTTGGCGTGGGGAACCTCCTGCGGCTTGCCCACAAACCAAACTGAAGATGTCCTCTCGAAGTTTGATGCCCTCTTGCTTTGCTACCTGGGCAACTATTTTGCGGATCTCGCGCTCTTGGAGCAGCTTGAGGTGGTACGCTACGCACCTGGTCTTTATGGTAGCGGGAACCTTTGTTGGGTCTGTCGTACACAAGAACCAAAGAATAAACTCCGGGGGTTCTTCCACAGCTTTAAGCAGTGAGTTCCATGCAGACTTTGAAAGCATGTGGCACTCGTCAAGGATGATAGCTCGTTTCTCAACCTCACCGAATGGTCGGAACTGGAGCATCTCTAGGACCCCGCGCATATCATCCACACCGGTATGAGATGCAGCATTGACCTCAGTGATGGTATTCTTAGAGCACCCACCCATGCGCGCTGCAATGCGAGCTAGGGTGGTCTTGCCAACCCCGCTCGGTCCTGTCAGCAAAAAGGATTGAGTACCTTTCTTAAGTGCCAGGGGCAACGATTTGACGATGCTATCGTGACCGATCACGTCCTCGAGTTTTTGAGGACGATAGTTAACGTGAAGTGCTGCGCTGGTCATAAAGTTTCTTATCCTCTTCAGCAGCTTGCCAGTTCTCCCAAGGAAAGACGACCCACATGTTTGGATCCTCGAACCTACCATACCCGCTTCCGAGCGTCGGGTTCTTTGTCACCCACACCCATGCAGCACAGCATCCATCCGGAAACTGTTTATAGAAAGCGTTAAGTGTGCGCTCCATGGTAACCCCCGACTCGAGGACGTCATCGACTATGACGCACCCTTCTTGAAGCACGGGCGTTAAAGGAAGCCTGGTGTGGTGACTCAGCGCGACAGCCAAGACCAGGCCCCCGCGTGGGATGCCGTAGATACCTGTGATAAGATTGCGCTTATAGTAGGTACTAAGTAGGATGTGCTCGGTTCCGGCAAAGACCGCTTCGTCAAAGTCGTCCCAACTCAGGAGCAGCTTCCGGGTCACTTCTTCATTCCCTTCCAACTGTCAGATGAGAACTCGCCCGCGGCTTTAGTATCAGCCCAGTTGTCCCCAATGGACATCTCCACAACGAGGGGTACCACGTTGGCCCAGTCGAACGGACAGGTAAGCATCTCGCGGATAACAATCTCTGCGTACTCGTCAACCTTCTTCTCCGGCCAGATGAACGTCAGATCGTCGTGGATCTCCATGCTTGCCTGCAGCCCAAGCTTGGAGAGCCGGGTCATTGCGTCACATACGATCGCTACTTCATCGGCTTGGATAGGTGCATTGATTATTTCGTTGGGGCTGATCGGAGCGCGACGGCGGAAGCCGGTGTGACCTGTCACGTACCCTTTCTTAAAGTAGGTGTCGGTAATACGCTGGTGCCAGTCCTTGATCTCCGGGAACATTTTAGCGAAGTCATCGCAAAGCTGATCCGCAACTTCGATGGGAACCTTGAGTTCACTCGCGACTTTCTTAGCACGAGCTCCGAAGAAGGATGGGAACACAAGCTCGTTCTTCGCGCGGTTGCGATACTTTTTGAAGAGATCCTTGTCCTCCTTCACAGCGCGCCTGCCCCCTGCCACCCAGCTCGGGTACTTATCAAGGATACGCCACACCCAGTCGCTGTGGATATCGTACTTATCCCAAAATGCTTTCACCAGGACTTTGTCGAGCGACTCCATTGCGACGTTGCGGGCCTGGATCTGGCCATAGTCGAAACTCACTACCTTGAAACCATCCGGAGGCTTGATCTGGCTGCGCACCTCCTTTGTCACCCGCTTCGGCCAGTTCTGAATGTTCGGGTCCTCACTTGAGGTGCGCCACGTGCGCGTCCGGCAGGTGGAGATAATCGGGTGCAGCAATCCATCTGGGAAGACATGCGGTGACCCAGGCATAACCGGCTTCACGTAGGTGCTGTGAAGCTTGTTTGCTTTACGCCAGCGTAGGATCAACCGCGCCACCGCGTGCTTGATCTTCACCAGATGCTTCTCATCTACCTTGTCGGGGAAAATGCCGAGCTCGGCAAAGTACTTTCTAACATCGTGGGTAGCTGAGGGATTGAAGTCATGCCCATACTTTTTCTTGAACCGCTTAATGCTTGACAACTTGGCGAGGTTGGCAGCAGCACTTTCAATGCGCCGAGAGTAGGTGCGGTCGAACCTGCTCACTGTCTTCTGATCTATGGGCAAGCCCAGGAGTTGGGTGAGCACCATGGTAGGGATTCGCGGCAGGTGTTGATTATAGACATCCATAAGTTTTTGCGCTTTGAGCTCGGCCCGCTGCGCGACGTAGAGCAACCTGTGGTACTTCGCGTCCGTTCCATTGTAAAGCAGCACTTGGTCTAAGGGTGCGCGGTCGAGATGTGCTCGGTCGAGGTTACTGATCTTTTTCAAGTTGATGCCGAAGTACTGGATACCGAGGAACTCGAGGCTGTGGGTTTTGGGACGCTCATCCAATAAGTAAGCCTGACTCAACGAGTCACCCCACTTGCCAGCCCGCAGCACCTCCTTCCCAAAGAAGTGCGCGGACCACTCCATCTCGAACGCGAGGTTGTGGGCAACCTTTCGGCCTTTGTACTCGTAGAGCCAATCCTTGAAGGCTGACCAAACCACTTGGCGCTCTTTGTCCGACCACCCCGACCCGGAGTGGAACAGTGGGAAGGCCAGTGTCTCACCTTGGGATGAGAGTGCAACAGTCAAGATCCTTGCGCCCGACTTGTACGGCCGTATTCCATTTGTCTCGTAGTCGAAACCGACCAAGGGGCTACTCGAGAGCCGCGCCAAGAAGTCCAATACCTTCCGCACGTCCTTCTCACCTGCGCCTGTCACAAACTCAACATCAGCAACCGCCATCTCAGGAGTGTGCACTACAGGCTCGGGCAACGTTTGGAGCGAAGCAAATGCTTGCTTCATGTCAAGTGCGAACCGGAACTCATTGTCTGAGCCGTAGCCGGTGTGCTTGCGCCGCCAGTCCTCGAGTCCCCGGAGCACGTAGGACGGGTGCATCATGGGGAAGTACCAACAAGTGTGTTTTCCCACCCTGATCGGAACCCGCCGTCCTGCCCAACTCAAGATACCAGAGTTCGCAACTCCCGCCCAGTACAACGGCACGTTGCCAAACCCGAAGATTGCCTTTGGCTTTGTCCGTTCAATATCCCGCACAACTGAGGGACGGCAGCACTCAATCTCAATATCTGTCGGGGTCCTATTCTTCGGGGGCCGCGTGCGGACGCAATTACTCCACCTTAATTTAGACGCCATTGTGCTCGGTATGCGCGAGCGTAGGACCCTACCGGAGCGCCCGACAAAGGGCTCACCCCTCTTATCCTCTTCCTCCCCTGGAGCCTCCCCTAGCATGTAGACCAATGGGTTCTTAGAACCGACCGGCTCCATATGCGGGTGCTTCAAACCTGTTAGTTGATTGAGTGGGCAGGCTTTGCACTCAGCGGCGTGCAGGGTCGCAAACGAGACCTTGGATGGTCGACCAGCCCGGGACTCGGGAGCTGGCTCCGCCAGATTGAAGAAGCCCATAACTAACTCGCTGCGGTCCTGCTTGTTACCAGGTACATACCCAGATCAGCCTTCTGCATGATGCAGCAGCTCGGCGTCAGCAGGAACTTGTCAAAGTCTGCCACCCCGTCCTTGAGCAACTTTGGCTCGAAGATTGCGGGTTCCAGGTCCGGGTGATTAGCGACGGTCAACAGATCTGTGACTTCTATATGCCCGGACTTGGAGTGAAAGCGAATCTTGCCACCATCTGACTTGATAGTTGAAACCATGTTACCAGCGTTCTCCTCTGTGACAATGCACGCGCGCTCTAGGATTGAGCCGAGCTTGTCAGGCAGTGGCAGCAGCGACTTCATGTCTTTTGGTAGATGGTATTTTAAACTCTTCTCGAAGTCTAGTGCAGGGTTGGCCTGGAGCAGGCGAGTAAACAACCACACCCCACCCGCGGTAGAGAAGATTGCATGGTTATCGTAAAGCTCGAACGCCGCACCCTCTGCCTTGGAGAACTTGACCATCTCTTTGCAGAATGACGACGGAAGGATAGCGCGCTTGCTTGGCCCCTTGCCTTTGATTGGCAGGTGTGCAGCAGAGATGGTGACCTTGTTGTAGGAGTACATACACAATCGGTCCCCACTCATCTCGAGAGAGATGCCCATCATCTCACCCACTGGGGTATCAGGAAGGCACGAGCGCAGCAGGCACTCGATGCGGGCCGTGAACTTAGCGAAGTCGACACCCAAGGTTTTGCCCGTAGGCTTGTACTTCTCAATGTCAAAGAAGAAGTTCTCGGCTGGTATCGTGGCGAACTTAACATTGGTCCGCCCAGTCTTCACCTTCAACTCATTATTTGTCGGGGTGAGTTCCACCTCATCCTTGCCGGTCGTGCTCGAGAGCAAGGACAAAAGCTGCCCTGGCACCGCACCCTTAAAGCCGGGCACCTTGCATGGGACAGCAATCGAGATCTTATCGTTGAACGTCAGCAACTTATTGCCGGTGAACCAGTAGTGGCTCATTAGTGGCACAATGTCTGCAGATGCCAAACCAGGACTGACGATGGTAAGCTTTTCTATCAGATCACTCTTCTTCATTGTTTCGCTCTCCACGCACTGACCTGGTGCCCTTTAGGATAAACTCTTCCGTTATCTCGTCTTTGACAGCTCGCAACTCGTAGTAGGAGAGCAGCCTGTCGGTGGCACCAACCTCGTTCATTAGTGTGGCCCATGCTCGATTACCAATGCTCGTGGCGAACATAATCCGCACGTTGATTACTTTGGCGAGGGTGAGGTAGTAGATAAGAATGGCCTTCCGCCGTAGGTGTGAGCTGTCGCGCACCTGGTCAAGTGTCAGGTCGCAGTACTCATTTAAGAAGCGCTCTATGATGCCGGTGTGAGTAACCCCCTGTGCTTCAATATGCCCGCGCTTCGACCCACGCCATTTCTCAGAGCCATGCTCCTCGATCATTGCCCCCGGGTTCAGGAGATCAGCCTCGACTCGGCCCACCCCTGAAACTGAGCACTGCCAGCAGGGTGCTCTCCAATCAAAATCCTTATTGGCGCGGTCCATGCGGGGCACGTAGATTTTGCCAAACCCCGCGCCCTTGGACCAGGTGGTGCTGTCAACTGAATACCACGGGTAGGACAGCAAGAAGGTGCTGCCAGTAATGCCGAACCCATGCACCTTCTGCCCTGGCGGTAGCATGGCCCAGATCTTATCGAACCAATTCTTGTGCAGCCCCGGGTCATTCCATCCCGACTTAATTGCAGAGATCCCTATGTAGGGTTCCTTCTCGTCAAGCATTCTCTGCAGCCACTTAAAATCTTCCCCTTGGTGGAAGACAGGTATCGGGTGCAGGTCCATGTCCTTGAGCCGCGCGTGGTTCTCGTAGCTCTTGCTTGCAGCAGTCTCAATCGTAGCGTCATCCCGCGTATCCTCAGCCTTACGCAAACGGTCGGCGTCACTCTTGGCTGCGCCGGTGTACCCGGGCAGGACGTCCATGGTGACGTAGGAGAATAGCAGTGGGTCAAACTTCTTGACGTATTTCGCATAGGCTTTCAAGTTGATGGTCTCACCCTTCTTGAAGGCGGAGAATGCTCCTGAGTCGAGCATGAGATCAACCTTACGGGCGGACTTGGGCATCGGCAATACTCACAAATTGGAGGAACTCACTCCGGACCTTTGCATCATCGCGAAAGGCTCCGAGCAAGGCCGAAGTATAAGTGAAGGTGCCGGGTCTCTGAATGCCTCGACTCTCGATGCACATATGGCGACACCGAAGCACGACCCCAACCCCGATTGGGGCAAGGTGCTCGTTCATCGCAGCGGCAATCTGCTGAGTAAGACGTTCCTGCACTTGAAGCCTACGTGCAAAGCACTCGACCAGCCGTGCCATCTTTGACAGCCCCACAATTTTACCATTGGGTAAATACGCGACGTGAGCTATGCCGAAGAACGGCGCGAGGTGGTGCTCACACATTGAGTAGAGCGGGATGCTGCCCTGGAATACCATCTCATTATATTTCTCTGCTCCATCCTCGAACGTCTTGAGAATGATGCCCGGGTCCTGATCGTAGCCGCTAGTCCAAAAGTCCCATGCCTTGAGGACCCGCGCTGGCGTATCGACCAGACCTGGTCGGTCCGGGTTCTCACCGATGACTCCACCAATCAAGTCGCGGATTAGCTTCTCATTCTCAGGCATTGAGCCTCTCAAGTAATGGATCTGGGATTCCAGCCTGGGCGAACCCCTCGGCGCGTTTGGTGCATGGAAGACATACGCCACACGGCGGCTCCGTCCCTTCAAAGCAAGTCAAGCTCAGACTTAGTGCTTCCAATCCATAGGGCACGTTCTTAATTAGCTCGATGCTCGCCGCCCTCGAGATGTGAGTAGGGCTTGTGCAGCAGATACTAAACTCGGGATCTGCCAGCGTCAGGCACTCAGTAACCTTCTCTTCAAACTCCGGCGTGCAGTCAGGGAAGCCGCCCCGGAGTCCTGAGATCACTTCACGGCACCGCCATTGCCTGGCCCACATAGCGGCGATGGTCAGGAACAGCAAGTTGCGGTAGGGGATAAATGACGGGTCGATCTCAGTACTGGGCGGGCTGTCTTCCATGTAAATCCGGTTCGGCTCACCACTCAAGAGTGTGCCTACTCGAGGCATAATGTTCGAGTCGATGGGCACGACTACATGACTCGCCATGTAGTGCTCATAAGGGGTGTGGAATAACATCTGCCAGATGGCTGTCGCCGCGTCGATCTCAGCTTTATGCTTCTGGCCGTAGTCAAACGTGAGGGCGCGGACTCGACCGGGCTTCTCCACACACTGCAATTTACGCAAGGTGTGAACCAGCGAGACAGTCGAGTCCATGCCCCCTGAAAAAAGGACTACGCGGTCCAAGGCTAGACTTCTACTTTAGGCCAACCGGCCTGAGCGAGCACCCTGAGTGAGTGCCTGAACTCGCTGCGGATGGCAGTGACGGTCAAACGCGAAGGCGCCTCACCTGTCTTGGTGAGGGAATCCACAATGTCATCGACGCTGACTGTGGGGTCCTTCATAATGAGTTCTTTGATGCGAACTTTGATACCTGTTTCCTTGCCGCGAATTGGTGCAGGCTTCGCAGCTGGCTTTGCAGCCGGCTTGGCAGGTTTTGACTTCTTCTTCTCAGCCACGGCAGATATCTCCTTCTTGTTGAATGGTGGGGCCTTACCATTGGTGAAGTCCACCACCTCTTTGTCGGCGTCGAGTTGTGACACCGCCTCATTGCTCCACTTCTGTGCGGGCTTGCTCATGCTAAAGAACTTGTCGTCATCCAACTCGTGGAGCTTACGAACCACACGAGTCAGATAAGATTGACGAGGCTCCGAGCCCTTGGGCTTTACCCCGGTCACAGTTTGCAGTTCAGTCTCTATGTTCATTCCAAGTCTCCCTTACAGTAACGGGCGCTGTTAGCTCCGTGTTCCCGCACCTCCACATACTTTAGTACTACGCGAGGGGCATATCCGTTGTCCAATAACCAAACATCGACCATGCCGTAGATGTACTCAGCAAACATCTCACACCCAACCGCTGGCAGGATGCGTAACTGACAAAGCCCCATGTCTTCGGCAACCTTAAACCACTCCATGTGCGGGTCATCCTCGGCCACCACAGTCTTATGGTCAAAGGCATCTTCCAGCCGACCCTTCAAAGATTTAAGTGAGCCGAAGTCTACTACCCAATTCCTACAGTCAAGCT